TTTCGGGGGAAATGCAAATAATTTCATCAACCTCATCTACATTTTGTCGTATGGATTCAACGGCAAACTGAAGTTTGTTAAAATCTTTTGGGGCCGTGACTATCAGTATATCCATTACAATAAATTTATATACATCCAAGGAGGGGATAACATATTACGTTCATGTACTTCCGAACCATTCAATCGTGTCTTATTCCATTGATTTGGGGCGATAACTGTAGCCCCGTACGCCAAGAAAGCCGCCCACCACGAAAATGTAGAATTGGCAATAATAAAATGTTTGCAGGCTCTCATAAGTTCAAATTGTAAGTAATCTTCTGGTAGTTCAATAAAATGAACATCTTCAAATTGCTCCTTACACCATTCAATATCATCGCTGAATACAAAAATCTCTGGATCGGCTTTAATAGCTTGCATGTACGCGAGTGCTTTCTGATAATACCGGAAAGTCAAAACCAAATGATCTGGATGATGTAAATAATCTCCTCTACGCACGTGTAGTGCTATTGCATTCTTACTCAGCTTTATATATTCGTACCACTCTGTAAATTCCTTAGTCCAAAATTCCTGTTTTACATGGAACTCGTTACGCAATCGTTCCAATAGTATTTCGTTATAAAATCTTGGATCTTGCCAGTAACCATAAAAGTGCCGGCAATCCATACTTGCTAATGAAGCAAGAGAATCTTTTTCTTTAACAATCTTATATTTGTCATAACTTATAGCCCCCACAACCATTTCAAACTTATTTAACCGATAAGGACGCGGTGGGGTGCGTTCCACATTATACCAACTTGTATTATACCTAACAGGACGGCCCGTTACCTCTTGAACATGTTGCCCAAAAGCGTACTGGAACAATTGGTTCCCTAGACCCCCCATTAGTTTAACTACATTCATCTTTAACTATTATCAAGTAAAAGTTCTTTAACTGTCATCTTTGGAAAACAATCAATTGCACTATTCGCAGAAACATTAATGATTTCAACGCCAATTTTCTTTGCGTCTTCTGCTATTTTTGGGAACCCTAACATATGCCTTCCAAACGGTAATTTCTTTTTTCTCCTGTCATCATTTACCGGCCCTTTGCCATATAAATTATGCCAGTGTTGCATTGCGCTACCGTCTATATTCATATCAAATCCAAGTAACATTATCCGCGCTACTCCGGTATGCAATGCTAAATTTATCGCAGCAGCCCCCGTGTTTCCATTCCAGCTTACAAGACCGGGATTTTCACTAAGTCCTTTAGGACGGTTGGAATCCCTTCCTAAATGTTTTATCCATTTCTCCCCTTGATTTCCTGAATTACAAGAAACCCTTAAACCTGGGAATACCGCCAAATTATTTCGTTCTTTAAGAAAGAAGCCGCTGTCTCCAAATATTACTATATCAATCCAATCCCCAAGTTTGTAAGCCATATTTACCCCAATTACATGCTCATTGTGGATAAGATGCATATAGGGAGAGTAAGCGTTTGGAGGGAGAGTTCCATTGATCACCTTTTGAATGATATCTTGCGGAACATCAAATTGACGGGGAACAGATGGCCCTCCCCCTATTATCCAAACATCTCCTCCTTCCCACATACGGGGGACGCGCCAGTTCATTGCTCAAGGTCTTCTTTAAGACGTTCTGCAACAGCTTTAGCCAAAGGCTGATCATTGATCCTCTTTCCGTTCGGACCGAACACATCAAACATTGATTTGCTCTTTCCTCTCGGTTGAATTGAATATAAAGATTTCTGACCTTCAACAACTGGCTCTTTTTTTGGTGCAGGGTCCCCATCCAAAGGAATTACAACATCCTTTGAACCTTTGGGAAGCTCACTTGGATATGCCAAAAACTCTGCTCCAGGTGGAATCAATCTATTTCGAAGACGAAGCGAACCGCCGCCAATTTTCTTGTAGCGACGTTTTTGCTCACCTTGCTCTTCTACAGGGGCTTCAACAACTGGTTCAGTTTTTATAACTTCTTCCTGCACCTCTTCTTGATTAACTTTTTTTGTACGTTCCATATTTTTAAGTTTTAAATGAAATAGACTTGATTAGTCTGGTTTCAATTATGACAAGTGAACAATTCCGCACTTACCATTCTGATCAGAACGTATCTGCGGAACCTGGATGGTCATGACTTTGAATTTGGAGATCATGTTACCTTCGGTATTCCACTCAACGTTCTGGAGACCCATTCCTCTTACAAGACGAACAACATCTGACGTCATTTGTACGAGCAGGACGTTATCATCAGGAAGGGTGTCTATAACCTTTATAGACTCTATACCGGCAATCTGCTCGATTCTTTTCCTTACCGTAGTGGTAGGAGCAGTATCTGGAGAAGAGCCGACATAATCCTCATCAAGCATGGTTTCATACTCGGTAGGAATGTAGAGTTTCCAAGGTCCATAGAAGTGAGCATTGATACTTGCCTGCTTCATTTCGAGCACATCCTGTACGATCATCTTACCGGTGCAAGCCGAGTTGTCCCAAGGAATACTCAGGTTGACAAGGTTACGGTCCGGGAAGTTGATATAGCTGTAGATGCTGTTACGTGAACGAGAATCTACTTCTCCGTATGAATAGGTTGTGTCAGTGAAAAGCATATTCTCCTGAAGTTCCAATATCCTACGGGCAGCCCTTTCTGCCATAGTAGAATCAAGGGGATTCCCCATGTTTCTGCTTGCGGCAAGAACTCTGGCATTGATTTCGTAGTCTGCATGAATTATCGGGAGAGGCAGGTAATTGTGCTGGAATACAACGCGGTCGTTGTTACCACGGGTAACGCCGTCCATCGTCATAACAGCCTCCATACCTTCGCTCACATCGTGCCATTCAAGCACAGTAGTTCCCAGCCCGTTGCCAAGATTGTACACAAGACCTTTAGAAATAAGGTCTTCCACACCCCCAAGGCGGTAACGGGTTGGTTCTAGGATAGCTTCATCTAAACGCTTCCACTCATCCCTGCGAAGGGTGGCTCCAGCGTTTGTCTGAAAAGTAGAGTAATTGGCAGGATTCTTCGGGTCACCTCCTTTGTAAATCGTTACATAAGAGCGACCATCTCTGCCAACAAACGGACGCATACGGCCATAATCTAATTTGCCGTTATTGAGAAGCATCTGAGCCAACTGGCCCTGTCCCCGTCCATTCGCGATCAGATCAACTTGGATATCATTCATTGTATATTCCTCCTTTTTATTTAATTAACGAACTCTTACCGGAATCCTCCTGTAAATAGAGAGGAAGTTGATATCACTATCTTCTGATCCTGCAGCAGTACTTATCGTATCCAGTGCAATACCAATGATTGCATTCTGTACCGATCCAACAGTAGAATCACCAGGGTCGGCAGCATGTTTCTGCAAACGACCATTTGCATCTGATTCTAACTGATCACCTTTTGCAATTGTCTGCCCATCGGCAAGAACCCCATAGAACACGTCACCGGGAGCAGGCAACCAAACCTGAACCTTATCATCGGCAGCGTAAGCGTCATCAATCCCTTTCCCCTGAAGTTCATCTTCCAATGCAACCATCACAGGAACGACATTTCCACCAGCAGTGGCATGAACCTTTGCTTTACCAGCTGAGTCCATCTCCAGTACCATCCCCGGATAGATCGCAGCCGCAGCTGTAAATTCCTCTATATGGTCCGAGTACTTCTTGATTTTAATGGTATTATACGCCATTGTCTGTCCTCCTTACTTTTTGGTTTCAAATTCAACTCCAGCAGGAGCCATCGGCTCTTCTACACCAGCGTTCACGTTAATCTGTGCTCCACTGCCGATTGAATAGTCAATAACTTCCTCTTTACGTATGGACTTTGACAGCCTTTCCAGCATATCATCGCTCATCCCCTTCAGTACATCATCAGGCCACACTTCCTTAGAAGTATTTACCTGAATCCCGTTGATCCACGAAGCACGTCTCTCTGCCAGCTGCTTTTCTCCAAATGCCAATGCGGCCTTCTGGGTATCAGTCAGAGCATTTACCTGTACTTCCTTCTCCACAACCTTTTCAACGATCTTCTCAACCTCAATAGGTTTCATTTTATCGAGTTGAGCCTCATTCAAGGTCTGGAGGAACTCCCTGTCATCTTCGGTCCATGGAGCCTTATTGTTGGCAATAAGAGCATCCACGCGTTCCTTGATGCACGGTTTGCATTCTGTAGACATTTTGTCCTCCTTTTCTAAATTAACACTAAGATTAACTACATACTCCACCTTGCGGCGGACTTCAACAGGATTTCCCGTTAACTCGATTTTCCCGCTTTCGAACGAGTAATCCTGTTTATACATTTTGACGCTACCTTTAGCACTCTTACTAAATATTAAATAGGTGTCAAACATTTCTTCCAAGTAACTGTATGACTCGTCATTATCCATCAATCTGAGTGCGGAATAAACCGCATCCATCTTTTCTTTGTACCCTCCTTCCGCATAATTTCCAATTGTGCGAGTAGCAACGCCTTGCCTGTTTAATTCAAGAACAAGGTCCCGCCCAGTTAATTCCCCTTCTATTTTTACATGTATCATTTCATTTCGTTTATTATTTCTTAATCCACACCCATCCTCACATGAACACGCTCCTACGTACTCAGTAAGTATGGCAAGGTGGTCTGGTTTGTAATTATATGCTTTTGCTATGTATTTTTCTCCATTCCATTCTCCATCCTCCTCTTCCTCCTCTGAAAATACTCCTACACTAACTTCAATTAGTTTATTATTTGTAATATCTTCAAGTATTTCAGGGGCAATCGAATTAAGTTTTTCTTCATCCAACCAAACTTCCGCACATAACCTGGTTCCATCCACATTAGTATTATAAACCCGTCCAACTGTTCTCTTATCAATTACATCTGGAGAATTTGCAGATATTGGAGTTCCATCCTCATCCTCTGGATGATCCATAACAACCGGAATACCATTCCATGCAGCTGTTAATTTTCCAAGTTCATCTATTGTATGAAGTAAAGGTCCGTGACTTCCACTATGAACTCCTTCCACCATCATAACTACCGGAACCACATAACACGGGCGTTCTTGGTGCGTGGTCAGCGTAACGTCATAATCCGAATCAGGTTTGTTTTTGTAAACAGCATACTTCCCACTATTTATATTTACAACTCCATTCGCTTGCATTATTGCTTTTGGAGTACATTCCGCATCCGTTCCGCCTTTCTTCATACAAGCCTTTAAAGCAGCGTTAGCGATCCTTATCCACTGTTTCTTTTGTTTATCAGATAAACCCTTCTTGTGTTCATCTACATTTTCGATAGTCCACGGCATCTTAAGTCCCTCCTATTTATTCATATTTCAACAATTCCTCTATCCACGGCAATACAATGCACCGGCATTGAGGATGACGAGGCAGCATCGGTTCAATTTCATCCAACGTATAAATCTTCCCTTCTAATGAATTGCACTTATCACAAACTCGATCATCTCCAGCGGTTTTCCACTCTGCCAAAACCTTAATATTAAGAACCCCCCAATTCCGGTATTCCTGTATAGTAGCCAAGTGGTGAGCACGAATTATTTCCGTTCGGGCAAGAATTTCTGCCCGGCGTTGAGCAGGTATAAACCTCCCTAATGTATCCGTGATTCCCAAAGTTCCAGCATTTGTTCCATCTATTGCAGCAACTAACTTCCGGGCTAACAAACGCGGACCATCCCCATCAATCAACCCCTGGGCTAATATACGACTAATTTGTGAATCCATAGCAT